CACGACTAGGCCGAAAAATTTTTGAAAATCCTCTTGCAACGACTTGAGACAACTGCAACACTACGTCCGCAACGATGACAATTTTTTGGCAACTGGGCATAGAGCGCGTCGAGGTGGCGCGACAGGGCTTTATTGGATTTTCTGCCCGTGATTGAACACCCAGTTGCCATCCCCCTTTTCAAACTTGAAAGTCTACACCGCCAAAGCCACAGCAGCGATGCTTCAAATCTGCACCGAGACGCTAAGGCGAATCGTTCGCAATGACGGCATCCAGCACAGGAGAATTGGCCGACGAATCCTTTTCACGGAAGCCGACATCGCGGCGATTCTTGAGAGTCGAGCAATGACCGGAGCTGTGAATCCGTACGCAAGCAAGAAACAAAAACCGCAGAACAACGAGAATACAAATGATCAGCAACCTAGTTCCAACGACAGCAGCAACGCAACCACCAGCCAGTCCTGACTTCTACGACCGCATCGACAGTCCGATGGATGCGGTGAAGACAATGGGCGACTGGATCGCACACTCGGGAATGTTTGGGGCGACAAAACCTGAGCAGGGCTATGTCCTCGCGTTGGAATGCATCGCCAGCCGGATGACCCCGCTTTCCTGGAAGCGCGAGAACCATTTGATCAATGGCAATATCACTATGAAGAGCGAGTCGATGCTCTCCGGTCTGATGAATGCCGGATGGGATATCGACTGGATTCAGTTCGATGCGGTGGCGGCGATTGCCGACTTCAGCAAAGGTGTGAAGAAGGTTCGCGTCTCATTCACCGCAGATGATGCGAAGATTGCCGGTCTAATCCCCGCAAAGCCGGGAAGCGGCTGGGCGAAGTTCCCCGCTGAGATGCTCCGTGCGCGGGTCATCAGCAAGGCGACTCGCATGCTCGATCCACGCATCACGCAAGGCCGATTCACGCCGGAGGAGGTGGCCGACTTCAACACCCCATCAACACCCGCCCAACCCACTCCGACGCGCCAGACGGTCAATGTGACGCCGGAATCGACCTTCTCGCTGACAGACAAGCTGGAGCAAATCCTCGAACCGCACAGCGACATCGCCAATGCGTTCCTGCTCTCAAAGAACCTGATCAAGGAAGGTCAGAACTTCCGCGATGTCAGCACCAAGGTGGCCAACATGATCATCAGCGACGCTGATGGTTTTATCTCCAAGGCTAAGGCATTTTCAGCTCCTACACTCGAATGAGCATTCTAAACCGCCACGTTAATTTCGACATGCCAGCGGAGAAGTATCACGCCGTTGATGCGCTGAGTAAAAGCATGATGACCAAGATCCTCAAGTCCCCGGCGCACTACAAAGCCGCATTGGAGGAGCATCAGGAGCCAACGAAAGCCATGCAGCTTGGGACGGCGATTCATACCGCTGTTCTCGAACCGCATCTGTACTCGCAGGTTGTCGCCGTTGTCCCACCGGACATCGACGGTCGGAACAAGGAGGGTAAAGCGTGGAAGGAGCAACATAAGAGCCGCATCCACCTGACTCACGCTGAGGACATCGATGTCCAGGGCGTCGCGAACAGCGTCCGCCGCCATCCGTTCTGGGACATCATCAACCTGCCGCACAAGATCGAGGCGAGTGTCTTCGCTCAAGATGAGGAGACTGGCCTACCTCTCAAAGCTCGCCCTGATCTTTGGGTTGAGGACCACACCCTGGTCGATGTGAAAACAACCGACGATGCTTCGGCTGAAGCCTTCAGCCGCACCGTCACCACGTTCGGCTACCACATTCAAGCCGCTCACTATCTGGCGATGACCGGAGCGGAGAACTTCATCTTCGTGGCCGTCGAACGCAAAGCGCCGTACGCCGTCGGTATCTACAAGCTGGACATCGAGTGGCTTCAGGCCGGTGAGAATCTGAGGCGTAAAGCCATCTCAATGCTCCACGAGTGCCGCGCACTGGACAGTTGGCCAGCCTATCCGACTGCGACACAAACACTTTCATGCCCGAAATGGGTGCTGAATAAATCCGAGAGTTAGACCACAATCCAAATCCCTAAAACAATATGTTCAAAGTCAATCGTAAGGACGCCGGAGGCAGCTACATCAACGCTGAAGGCGAGTACACCGTCACCGTGATGAAGGTCGAGGAAACGCTCGATGCAAAGGGCCGAGAGGTCTGCAAGGTGACATTCGCAACTGAGGACGGATCGAGCATCGCCGACCGTTTTATCAACCAGGAGAATGTCTGGTTCCGCGTGAATCAGCTTGTCGCCGCCACCAACCACAACGTGCCGGATGGAACCGAGGTGGACTTCCTCGGCGTCAAGGGCAGTTACGCCAACTTCCTGCGCTCAATGATTGGCTTAGAGTTGGCCATCACTGTCCGTGCTGAAGAGTACGAATCGAATGGAGAGAAGAAGAAGGCGTATCGAATCAAGAACATGAAGGCAGCTCCTGCGCCGACTGCTCCTGACGCGGACGAAGAAAAGCCGTTCTAAACTAAGGAAGACGGGGGGAGGGGAGCGCATTCCTAGTTAACGCTCAAACCTAAGAATTCAATTCGCATCCATGAAAGTCAAAATCGCAGCAATCACAAAACCACTTGTCGGCGACGGCACAATGACCGCATCCGACTTCATCACGTTCGCAGCGCGTGTCAGTAATCCGAGCAACCAGATGAGTCTGCTCACCGCTCCCAAGTTACTGGCCTACTGCATCAAGAACGGCCACTGGAGCATTTTCGAACAGGCTAGTATGACAGTCGAGATTCAGACCAGCCGCGCCATCTCCGCTCAGATCATTCGCCATCGCTCGTTCTGCTTCCAAGAATTTTCACAACGGTATGCGCCGAGTGATTCACCGGAGCCGGTCGAACTTCGCACTCAGGATCGAGTCAACCGCCAGGGAAGTGGCGATTCGTTCAATCAAGACTGGGCATACGACGCGGTTGCCAAGTCTGTCGATCTTGCGTTCAAGACGTACCGCTCGCTCCTCCAGGAGGGTGTGAGCCGCGAGACTGCTCGCATGGTTCTTCCGCTCTGCACGCAGACGACACTCTACATGACTGGAAACATTCGCTCATGGATTCATTACTTCGAGCAGCGGTGTGCGAAGGGTACGCAGAAGGAGCATCGCCAGATCGCACTGGCAATTCGAGACGGCATTTTTGCCGAGCATTTCCAGGTCATCCATGAGGCAATTACGAGCGAATCAAAATGAACAAACCTAAACCCAAACGTCCCGTCGCCAAGATGTTTGTCGTCAGCGACGACACGCACAAGCGACTCAAAGAATACGCACAAAAGAAAGGTTACAAACTACAATACGTAGCAGACGAAGCGGTGAGTGAATATCTAAAGAGACAGGAAACGAAATGAATAAAGAACAAACAATCGAAGCCATCAAAGTAATGCAGGCATTTGTGGATGGGAAGGAATTGATATCAATGCGTACACCTACTGCAACAGCAGATGATCCGTATTGGAACTGGGGTAACGACACAAAAATGTACCGCATCAAACCCACCCCTGTCCTCCGACCGTGGACTGCGGACGAGGTGCCGCTGGGAATGCAGGCGAGGAATCGTGAATACCCCAAAACACGTTGGTTGATCGACCGCACATCTAGCGAAGAGAACAGAAAGGATTGGTGTGAAAAATACGAACACAGCATTGACGGCGGTAAAACATGGCTTCCGTGCGGGGTGATGGAGGAGGGGAAATGAGCGCACCAATCAACGACGGAGGACCGGCGTTTCCAACTGCTGCAACCGCGACAACGCATGGATTCTATCAAGACGGTCAACCTTGCATGACCCATTACGGTTCGAGATCTGGTATCACTGTCAGAGACTACTTCGCGGCGGCTGCGTTGCAGGGAATCATCTCGGACGCGAGCGTTCCGGCCAGTAGCAAGAAGGATGGGGAATTGGTTTCCCGATCTGCCTATGAATACGCCGACGCGATGCTCAAAGCGAGGGAGGGCAAATGAGCGACGACACTTTAGCAAAACTCACAGGCGCAGTTGCTGTGAGCATGTTCATCATCGGAATTATCTTAGGATTCACCAGAGGTGACACGGCACTGAGAAAAGAAGCCATCCTCGCAGGAGCCGCCTACTACACAAACGACGCGAGCGGTAAACCGCAGTTCAAATGGAAGGAGTGCAAATGAGCGACACCCCGATATCAGACTCGACTCCGCACAACGTAGCCGATCTGGGGATGCGGATCAGGATGATCGAACGCGAACTCAACGCGGCCAATGCAATCATCCGGCAGCAGCAATTGCTGGATGAAGCAAACCTGCGGCTTCAAGACCACATCAAACGGTTGGAGGCAGCGGGGGATGAAGCAATCTACCCCTTTGAATATGCGGCCAGAGTGAGAATTTGGACAGAAGCCAAGGAGGCCAATCTGTGAAAACCTCAACCGAAACACTGATCGCAGCCATGCGGATATTTTCAAGAGACATCATATCCGATGATGGAGTTACCAACGCTTTCATTGCTGAAGCAGCACAGCGACTGGAAGAACAGCAAGACCGCATCAAGCAACTGGAGCAGGAGAACGACGCATTGCGAGCGGATCTGCTGCTGTGGGACAAAGCTGGCATCGGATTTACCACGGAGGACAAGCCGTGAACCTCAACGATTCCCAGCGCAAGCTCATCACCAACAGCATTTCCACTGT